AATCCAAGACTGCTTGTGTCAATAAATCCATTATTGATATCGTCTTGAGTGATCGCGTGCTTAAATAATGCACGTTCTACACCGTCGAAGTGATACTCATTGAAAATCTGGATCGCATCATCGAGCGCATCCTCAAGTTGGGCATCGTCAACATTAATCTCGATGACTGGTGCGCCGAGTTTCCTTAGAGCATACTGCTTTAGTTCTTCGCGTGTCGTGGGTATTGCCATCTAAATCGCTCCTTGTCCTTTTATATGTATTGGAGCGAGGCTTCCTACGTCTTTTGATACTGTCCTTTGGGCGGTTATCGCTATCTTTAGACATTAGAGACTAAGGAAATCCACTTGCTCAAGTTCACGAATTGTGGTGAACGGTCTGAGTTTATCAGAATTAGTAGCAGGAGTCTCACTCATTGTGATAAGTCTATGATTAAAGGCATCGAATAACACCACATCAAATTCCGATGATCCGGTGAACCCAGCAGATCCGGGTGTAGCGTGAGTCGTAACACCACCACCACCCGTAACAGACAGTTGGAAAGTTGCTCCGCTCAAGCCACGAATTTCAATGGTTTCAATATATGCCGCTGCGGTTCTTCCATAAACTTTATGGTTTGCATCAACAAGCGTCTTAAAATCCTGTAGTTGATCAAGAAGTTTCGAGTGAGCATTATATGAAACCGAGGTAGAGTCTGCAAATGTGCTGGTGACCCTGTTTGTTACGGCTGAGGACTCCTTCATCTGACCTATGATTGAATCTCTAAAATCAGAAAAGTTTACAATAGTTCTTGCGATGTTTGGTGTTAAGACACTACCTGAAATAAATGGGTTTGCAACAAGAGATGTTGTTACACCATTATTCATATTTTCTAGTGAGTTGCCTGCCGTGATGTTGACAAAACCTGTGGCTCCAGTTACACCAGCGGTTCTACCGACCCCAAAAAGGTAAATACCAAAAGTAAATCCACCACTTACTCCGGGTGTTCCGCCACCTTCCGCACTACCACCAAAATATGCTTGTAATGTCGTACCAGTGGTCGTTTTAATTTGAATCTCGTCACCATGATCAGCGGTGAAATATCCTGATGTGGCTGCGAGATATAAGAAATGAGAACTTCTTGGATCAATTTGTGAAAGAGTCCTAGACTGTGGTGGAATTGTCACACCTTTTGCAGACCTTGTAGCGGCAGTTGCAAAATTATTTACGTTTGAAAGAGAGGGAGATTTTTTACCCTCTTCCAAGAAATCTCTTCGACGATTTGTTCGTGCAAAAAACACGCTTGCCATGAATCTTCTGAGTTCTGCATTAGTTCCAAAAGTTTCGCCACCAGCCTGCACATATTCGGTGGTGGCAGAGGTGATGCCTTCAAACACAGCGTCGGACGTAAAACCTAAAACATTTCTATTGAGGTAGTTACCGCTCCCATCGAACACAAGAATTGTTCGGTCGCCAAAGTACGGTCCTCCATATGTCTCTCCGGGCATCTATAATTCTCCTTATACTGTAAAGAAACTTGCCTTAATTGTGTAAAAGCCATCGGCGGTATTAGGTTGAAGTCCGAAGCCATTGTTCGAGTCTCCTGTAAATCTCGCACCACAAAATGCTATATTTTGGTACGGGGTACTACTGCTAACGTGTTGTGTTTTACTATTGTTTCTGGGTGTGGCATCGGCAACTGTCGTTAGTGGAACTTCTGCTCCAAACGAACTAAGCAACCCGACTGGGAATAGTGTAGCAAAAGGACAAATTCTCAAACTATTTGAAACACTGCCTGTCGCCCTAAACGTAATTGGCATTGTTGCTTCATTCGCACCTTCAGGATACTCAATTGTCGTGTCTAAATTCGCAAATCCACGTTTGTAACCAGAGAGTTTCCTAAGATCCAAGAAGTTCATTCTTCTAGTTCCGATTGGTGACCCCAATTGACCATTTACGAATACTCTATTAATGGGTTGATTCGGCAATGCAAACAGAGTATTGACTGAATCTGTATCATTGTTGTCCAAAGATACATCGTTCAAGTCACAATCCGAAATTGCTTTGTCCTCAAAGATAGCGACACCAATGACAGGTGCTAATTGCAAGTCTTCTGTTGAACATCCAACAGGTTGAATTCTAGCATACTTTGGGTCTGCCACAGAAATTTGTCTTTGGAAGTCGTTGGGAACGAATTCAACATCACCAAGTGCAAGTTGTTTCATCGCATCACTGCCGCCCATGTAGTAGATTTGTGGGTACAAAGTCACTTCAATATCATAGTTACCAGTGAGTGGATTTCCAGCAGCATCAACAATTGTTCTCAAAGGACCAGATCCATCGTCAGTGCCATTAGTAGGGTCACCACTACCACTAGGTGCGCTAAGTGCATTATACTCATCAAGATCAGTGCCGTTTTGTGAGTAAGCCCTTTTACAAGACGCATTAATAGGACCAAAACCGCTAGACACATCGATGTTTCCGCTGCTGTTTGCCGGTTTACCATTTGACTGACAGTTAACAAAACAGTTTCTTGCAAAACTATTGTTTCCTCCACCATTGTCACTCAAGAAGAAGGTATGAGCAATGACATCATCCTCCGCACCCTTTGGAATTGTAATTTGCTCAACAACAGTTTTGTTTGTTGTTGTACCCGGACCAGCGGGACCAGTTTCGGGAACAATAATCTTATACCCTGCCGACACCCCGTCAGACCGAATAACCTGCACACCATCTTGAGAGGACATATCTTCGCCAAGTGTGTCGTGTAATTTCAGTTTGCCACCCGTGATGTCAACAGTGTTCGTGGTTGGCTCGTATTCAAGTCCAGACGCACCCGTAGCCTTAAAGTTGTCATGATAGAGGAATTGATAGTTTTGTCCACCAGCGGGTCCGGGGTTTACAGCATAGAATTGAACCGGGACACCAGTAGGAATCTTTGCCCCAGAAATGTCATTTAAAGCGTAAAGATAATATGGCGGTGTTGCTGAGACTTCTTGTGAAGCAATAACTTGACCAGACAGGAACCTACCAGAGCCGTCAGTCGCAGAGACAAACGCTCTTGATCCAACCGTCACACCAACAAGGTAATCCTCAACATCTACACCCTCAACGACATTGGTAAATAATCGAAGGTTATTTGAGGGGTCACCAGCAGCCACGGTTTGCATGAACAGTTCGCCATCATTATTTGGGGCGACATCAGATGAAACAACATAATTGAAGAAAGCAGCCGAGCCGGTGCTACCAGTCGCACCAGTAGAACCAGTATTACCCGTGGAACCTGTCGCACCCGTTGAACCGGTGCTTCCGGTTGGACCGGGTGTGGTAGCACCAGTAGCACCTGTCGAACCTGTAGCACCAGTATTTCCAAGTCCGGCTACGTTTGCATAGAAGTAAGCCTCTTTACCAGACGCTATTGCAGAGCCGACACGGGTTGCAGTGTTAAAAGTGATTGTATATCTGTTTGATGCCGGACCTTGAATATTAGAAATTCTAGAACTAATAATGCCACCATCAGTTGCCAAAAGATTTACTCTATCTTGTGCCGTGGCATTAATATTATTTAAAAGACTAGAAATATCAACACTATCTGCTGTTGTTTTATTAATAATAATCTGAGTGGCAGAGTTGAAAATTTCACCACTTCCCGGTGTTGAAGAAGCGACCACATCATACTTGAATCCGGGGAAGCCTGCGGGTCCAGTGCCACCAGTGTTACCAGTCGCACCCGTGTTTCCAGTAGCACCTGTCGCACCTGTAGCACCAGTGGAGCCTGTCGCTCCTGTCGAACCAGTGCTTCCGGTGCTGCCAGTGTTACCTGTCCCACCAGTGTTACCGGAAAGACCAATCGCAGTAAAGGTAAATGATGCGGTTGTCCCGTGTTGCTCGTCGGATGCGAACGAACTTTCAATCGTCACACCCGTTCCGCCGATCAAAGCAATTCTATTGATTGAGTTTCCGACTAATGCTAAATCATCACCAACACTTTTCTTTACTGACGCAGCCTCAAAACCCGATCCAGTGGAACCAAAGTTATTATCAAAGAAAAGATAAACAGATTTATTTTCATCTGATCCAGTTTCAGCCCAGCCGGGGTCTTGATCAGGGTAGCCTGTAAATTTAAAAGATTTTCTTGTGTTTTGGTTGCTGTCTGTTAATGTTGACTCGCTGACTTCATTAGGTCTTAAGGCAAAAACATAATTGCCACTGGATGGATTTTGTCCAGAGTCCTCATCCCACAAAATGTAAATTTTGCTTCCACCACCGGGAGCAGCACTAATTTGTCTTAAGTAATGCTCGATATTAAGACCATTGATTGTTCTGCTATCAACACTAAGTTGTTTTTCACTACCAGTACCAGTAATATTAATCTTGCCCGGATTAGTGCCACTAATTTGTCCAAGACTGAACTTATAGCCTTGAAGTCCTGAGCCACTACCAGAGCCTCTGGGGAAGGTATATCTTCTTACTCTTCTTCCATCTAAATCTGTTGTATCACTAGTTTGAATATCAGCAAGACCAGACTGTGTTGCGAATTCAATAGTTTCATGTTCTGTATTAATAGATTCTGCCGATGTTTTGGATACGATGAATGATCCAATTGTAATTCCTAAAGTTTTACCATCAACGATATCACCGACAACAGAAACATTGTTACCTCTATTAACCAACAGTCCTTGAATTGTTCCAGTCGTTGGTGTAACAGTGTCATATTGTCCATCTGTGTCAGACTCAATAAGAACCTGCTCGAATCCACCAGCAACACTGCCCCACTCAACGGTAACCCCGTTTGAAATAAGTGCAGTGCCATCAGCACCAGTTTGTCCACCGACATATAACTTACCACTGGCAAGATTCAACGCACCAAGTGTGTTTCCATCTGTTCTAAGATCGCCACCGATGATGACATCACCAGTTTGTCCAACTTTAAATACATTCGCCCTGTTCGTGCCTTGTGATCCTTGAACCTCAAAGAAAGCACGATTGTCAGTTTTATCAAGAATCACACGAAGTTTTTCATCTGGGTAAAGGTCTAAGTCTGCGTCACCCTCTTTATTAATACCGATACCAAAGCCAGCAGTTTTGCCGTCAATTTGTAAAACAAAGTCGGCACTTACACCGGATCGACTGAGATAGTGAACAGGGGCATCTGGGTTTGTGATTCCAAACAATCCAAGTTCTCGATCACTACTCTCGATAGTGACGTATGGTGCATTTGTGTCGGAATCAAGATTTCCGCTAGTATCACCACCTTGAATTCTAAAGAATACGTTATCACCTTCCACATTATGTGTAACGATTGTACCAATTCTTCTGACAACACTTCCCGTGTAGTCAGTATCTCGGAAAAGAATTGATGAAGTGCCACCCGCATGAAGTTGAATAGAGCCGGGACGGAAGTTTCCTGCATCTTGAGTCGCAGCACCAAGAATCATTCCACCGGTATTTGCAAAATTGATATAATTATTTTCAAAGGTTCCGCCAGTGAAAAGACTAAATTTTTCAAGCGTTTCACCAGCAGCGTTATAAACTAAAATATCGCCGGTTGTCAGACCAGACGGAAGATTCAACCCTGCACCAGAGATAACAACGTCCCCTGTCATACCATTTACTGTTCTAACAACTCTTCCAGTTAGTGTTGCTCCGCCAAAGTCAACGGTGTTTCCAGTAAATGTAATGAGGTCACCTTCAAAGGTGACTCCACCGCCAAAAATATAATCGCCTGTAATGAATCTTGGAAGTTTGAGTCCAAGTTTTGCAATCCCATCAGAATCAATTTCAAAGGTCACACCGGGAAGGATTGTGTCGTTTGTCAATCCATAAACTTCAATCGGATTGACGAAACCGATTATTTCATTTGATCTGTCAAACCATGTGCGAAATGTATCGCTGGTAAGCAGGTCAGCCATCGTATTTCCGGGTGAGGGAGGTTGAGTCATTCTTAATTCCTATTAGGTCTTGATTATGTAGTTAACAACAAACGAGGGTTGAACATTACCAGCAGCACCACCACTTCCAGATGATGTGATATCGATAACCGTTGTGTTTGTATTTTGGACTTCATCAGCACTGTTAATAATTGCGTCACTGCTAAAGACGGAGGTTGTGCCTGAGCCAGTACCATCGACACCAATTTTTGCTGTTGCGGTCAAAGTAAGATTACTAATGTCAGCCTCTTCCGAACCAACATTTGTCCCAATATCTCTTTGAGTTAGACCGGTTCCTGTACCAGCACCAATCGTTGTTCTTCCTCGCAAATCGGGAACCTTAAATGTGTTAGGCTCAGTTCCCTCTGGTGGATTTTGACCTGTGGCAGATTGCAACGCCGAGAAAAGTGTTTCGTAGACACCATTTTCAACGGATTGTCCGTTGCACAAAAGGAATGCCGCAGGTGATCCATCAAGTTCGCTTAAAATATCTGCATTTGGATCTCCAAAGTAAGGCATGATCGTGCCAGTTGGAATTGAAATGGTCGGTGTAAAACCTCCAGATGCAGTGAATGAACCAGCAGATCGTGTGGGTGCTGCACCTAAGAATGTGATAAACGGATTTGATCTTCCGGTTGCAGGCTCGGCTCTTTGTCCAACAACTTTGATTTGATATCTTGTAAATCTATCATCACCAGTGAATTGTCTTGCAAAAGTTTGTGTTAAGTCTTCTGGATTGAAAACTTTCGTGGAATCATTACCAACAAATAATTCTTCAAAGTTATTTGTAAAGATATTTTCATCACTTTTTGCTCTTCTGATAAAGACTCTTAGATCATCAAGACCTCTAAACAATCCGTCGAGTGAAACAACCATACCATCTAAGATAGAATCAGTCTCAACCACTTTAGAGTAATACCTAAAGTGAGATGCAGAACCAGCGTCATTTACTTCCTCATCATTTGGTGTTGATGCCTCATTAATATCAAAACTTGGAACGAACATTGCAACGGATTCAGTATCAACAACAGTAGAGACATCACCATCAGAATTGATTGTGAAATTTAAAGTTTGCTCAATCTCAGCACTTTTTCTTCCACCAAAGTTAATGCTATCAATAGTTGTATTCGTGTTACTTGAGTTGACAATTAAATCATCACCATTTCTCACGGACACGGAGGTATCAAGAGTGCTGACGATAGGAGGGTTGGCAGAGACAAAAATCGAATCAATTGGTGTGTTTTCTGTGATAGACGCAGACATATCAAAGTTGTTACCAACTGCTACATCAAAAGCACATTTTGTGATATTGCACGCTAAGTATTGATCTTGATATCCAACAACGGACCCATCATTTTGTGGCAAGTATAACTTCAACATACTTGTAGGTCTAATCGGTGCGTCACCAGAAGTTTCATCATACGTTACAACTTCTGCATCAGTATCATTTGTTGAAACAGAGATTGAGTATTCACCCGCTGGTAAATACACAGGAGTTGTAAATTCAAAAGGCGTAGATGACGTATCAATCACTGACTGCACCAAACCACTTGTGGTGAATTGGGCTTCGCGTGAGACTGATGAAACTTCGGAGAACGGCATGACAACACTTGTGAGTGGATTGCCCGCTCTCGTTGGATGAATTTTGAGCATCACATCTTTGTTTGCTCTGGTAAACCACAAATCAATTTTATTAATAAAAACACCATTTGGGTAAAGTTCTGCATCAACATTAAATGTTTGAGATACAGGATTGAGAGCGTTGACTAATTTTGAGTTGGATGTTTCAAAAACATCAGAGAAATACTCATCGGCAATTTCCTCTACATTCGCAGCCTTTCTTCTTAGTGTGACAGGTCTAACTAAATTATCACCAAACAGTGTAACATCTGGGAACCCTTCACCGTGGAAGATTTCATCAGCGGATGAAGAGCAATCAACGATTGAATTTGTTGGAGAACCCGAAACCACGCGAACAAGTTTTTTACCGATTGTGAAGGTGTCAGCAGGAATCACTGTGGTGAATTCAAACGTCCCCCCGCCACCTCTTTCCGCGTCTTGCTCTGACGCTGTGAACGGTTCAGTGTCAAGGTTTTGCTGCACACCATCAAAGAAAAGATTATATGTTGCACCGGGTAAAACATTTTCAACCACACCCCTCAAAGTAAAGGTGTCGAGATACGGTCGAATTGACAAATCAACAACTCTATTTGACACAATCTTTTTAACTTTTTCAGTTAAGATGCGTTTGATTGTTGCAGATTTTTTAGGAGCCTTATAAACTCTATTGCTTGGTGTATTTTGAACAATGTCACGCTCTCTCTCCTCTACGCCACACCAGAAAACTTCCCAATCCCTAAAGACTGTACCAAAACCAAGTCTTCTACCTTGATTATCATATGAGGAAATATCTGATTCATAAGAATTGAGTTCACCTCTAATATTCGCAGTGACTCTCGCTCTTTTTGTTTCACTCCAATATTTCGCACGATGTGGTGTTAACTTGATTTTACCCAAGTAATCATTAATTCCAAACGGGTTAATGTTCACTGAAGATGCTGGTGAGTTAGTAAAGTTTTGAACAATGTAACTTTGTGCAGGCTCAGAAAAATTTGAAAGTGCGATACCATCACTGGAAAAGGTGACACCAGTTGACGGATTTTCACCATCAAATTCAAATTGTGTCACTGCTGTGGTTCTAAATGCAGGTCTTAATTGATTTCTAATTGGATCAAACGACACATTACATTTTTCATCCACAGCATCAACATTTTCGTATCCCAAAAGATCGTCGATGTAAACATCGTCCTCATTTACAGAGGCATCTGCAAAAGCAGCGTTACCGCGAGCAACCATATTTGAGATGATGTTCTTTTTATAATTTTCTACAAAGTCATCAGTTGTTCTGTTTTCAAGTTCATTGATTTGTGACATGGTGAATCTTTGGCTATCCATGTTTTCAACTTGAAGACTTTGTGCGTCGGAGTCAGCACCATTAATTCTAATTCTGTAAAGTTCTAAATCACCAGATGCAATCCTTGGTGGTTGTGGTTCGTTATCGGGGAATCCCTGAACAATTAAAAGTTTTCTTTCTTTTGTTAAAACCACACTATCGATTCTAGGTAAGAAAGATGACACAGTGGCAAAAGATGGTAAGGCAGTCGTGAAGAATGGTGTTTGTGATGGTTGACCAGTTCCTTGAGTGTAGTTACCACTTGAATTAATTGGTCTAAAGTCTAAAATATCAAAAGGACTCAGACCCTCTGTTCCTGTTGCATCAAGTTCACTGGCTTTGACACCCACATAACTATCTTTCGTAAATGGACCATCTCCTGAGTGAAGGAATCTTTTAAGTGTGACAGTAAAATCACTGCTCTTTCTAATGTCAGGATCTAAAGGATCTTTTAATTCAATTGTTGAGTTTTCGTAAGTAAAGTCTGTTTGTCCGGTATTAAGATTAAACTTATTAGTGACATCAAGTAAATCATCAACTTGAGTAATTTTAACAATTTCTTTTACATCAGTAAACCCAAGAGACAAAACATTTTGTGTGGTGAGTTCATCTCCTGCGTTGACAGTCACATTTGTGTTTCCAGAAAGTGTTTTCTTTCTAATATTTGCGACAGATTCAAAATTCATTGGCAAGAAACAAGTGATTTGTCTGTTGGCACAGTTTGTTCCGAAGTCCAAATCAATTGAAGACTTACTGTTATCAATAGAAGGAACAAAATTTGGTTTAATTAACACAAGGTTATTTTCACCAGTATTCTCTTGTGGCGATCCACTTAAGTTGACCAACCCGACAGGTCTAATTTGTGCATTGTCAGAGTCAACACCAATTGTCGCAAGAAAATCCTTACTACCGATTCCACTTGTAAAACCAACTACACCATTAGCATTTGCAGTTCCCTTGAATGCTTTAATAGTTGTCCATCTGACTGGGTTGAGAAGTTGACTAACAGACCCACTACCACTGACTCTTGCGATTCTTTTTGCATTTTGAGTAACAATAGTGTCATTACCACTACTTGAAAAATTACACGCAATACCAAAAACTTCCACACCATCCGATTTTCTAGAGAGTCTCCTAATCTGATTGTCAGGAGCCGTCATGGTTCGTGAGTGAAAATATAATCTGGCGGGGGTTGTTGTTTCGGTGTTGTCAAACAAAAGGTGTGTTGGCACACAGGAGCCAATAACATTGTCAGAATCATCGAGAATATCTACAGGGTTACCGTCTGTGAATAAATTAATAGTTTCATTAATAAATCCATCGAGAGTGATTCCTTCAATTAACGCTGATGTATTATCACCATCAAAATCTGTCTCTCTAACAGATCCCTTAAGTGAAAAGAATGACCCCTGTGATAGTTGATATTCGGAGGGTGTGGTCAGCGTGCTTGTCGTTTTATCTACAGTTAAAAATGTAGGTGCAATTGTTTCAAATTCAAAACCACTAACGTACGCCTTACCGGGAGAAAGTTTGACACCAAATTTACTTTCGTCAACAACACCAAAAATTTCTTCGTGCGTGCCTACTTCAATCTCAAACGGACTAACTGTGTAATTACCAGACTCGTCGAATGTTCTTCTTGCTAAAGTTTTTTCAAGTTCTGCAAGTTCAGGATATTTAATTTTTTTAGTTACTTGTCCTTGAATTACTCGCACCAATTCAAAGAAGTTTACGGGATCACTGATCGTGTAAGAGTTTGAGTCGGTGGCATCTCCAGTTAATTCTCTTGACTCTAAAATAAGTTCAATTTTAAATCTATCTGCTCCGGGGGCATTGAAATTGTTGAAACCAAATGACGGATCACGCAAAGACGTATCAGTTTCGGGATCAACAACAGTTTTGTCAGCCTTGAATCCAACGGAACTAGTGGTTGTAAGAAATGTTCTGTAGCCTAATGTTGTATCGTCTGTGGTGGCTGCTGCGGATTGAGCGTCTGCAAGACAAAAATATCCGTCAATAAAAAACACACCCTGATCCACAGTGACAAATGTTTGAACAAACCCAGATCCGGGCGTAGACCCACTTAACACATTGAATTCAACACCAATATTACCCTCACCAATTGTAAAGACTCTTTCTCCAGATTCATATTCACCAACAGTAGTATACTTTAGGAAAACAATTTGGAAAGCGTCATTTGCCAATGATGATTTATCAGCATATCCACAAACAATAGCGTCAACATTTGAGCCGTCCCCCTTTGTGACTCTAACTTTTTGATTTACTAATCTTTTTAAAGTTTCAAGGGGCAGTTCTTCTGAAAGTCTTACGAAATTAGCGGATGATGTTGAAACACCACCTCCGAGGACAACTGATCCATTCCTGAAAACGTATGACCCAAAGCGTTCAATTTGATTTTGGAGGATCGTTTGTGCCTGTGTGAGTTCTCTAGCCTGAACAGGAAGTCCCGGCTTGAAAAGCATTTTCAAAAATTTCTTTTGCTGATCAAAGTCGTCGTAGTATGGAACACCACCCATAACGGTAGAGTCATATGCTTTTTGCTCAATAGGCATTTAATTCCCCTTAGAATTCAAAAGTAAATCTAAAGACATCAGTTTGTTCAACAATACGGCTGATCTCTTGTGTTAGTCCTTTTATGTATAACAGTTCTCCAGAAAATAGGTCAAGTTCCGGTCCCTCAACGCTCTCAATAGTTCCTTGCACCGGATTTACTCCAACCATGTAGGTGAGTGTTTCATTTGGAACAAAGCCTAATGTAGAGCCAGACACATTAGATACGTCAGTGAGTAATACAATTCTCTTACCGACAGCACCAGTGTTTTCGTCCTCTGGATCAGTGTTATTAACTGCGGTGATGATACCGTGACTTCCCGAACTTCCGGTCGCACCGCCATCAAGTGAGGTGGGATCGTATTGACCATCCCCACCAAAATCAACGACTAATTTATGAGTGGTTCTCCAATCAAGTTTATTGATTTGAAGTGATGTATCATCATAGAATGTATTGACAACTGTATAGTCGCCTGTGCTGCTAGTGCCAGTAAAATTACCTTTATCATCGGTGGAAAGTAAAGTAAGTTTTTCGTCACGAATAAAGGGTTTACTCATGTCACGCACAGAAACAGATGCCGAGAGTGTTGAGGTTGGTGAAACATTGAAAATTTCTACAAATTCTTTTGTAGTTGAACCATAAAGATATTTTTGATCAGGCACTAAATTAGCATTTGCACCTCTCGCATTCACAAGTGTTGCGATAGATTGAGTGGTTCCTTTGATGTCAACGCGGGTCAAACTTCTATCTAAATAGCCTGCAATATTACCTTCGTTAGTTTGTCCCGCACCAATTTTTGGATTTGCCCAAAGTGCAATATCTCTATAATCATTGCCAACAAGTTGTTCAATATTGCTATCAGAGTTACCGGGAATTGTAACTTGAATTCTAGCCGTGTTTGCGAATAATTCAAAAACTGGATCACGACCAACACTTTGAGACAACAAGGGATCTAAAGTTGGCAAAACATCAGGGAAACTAGCACTACCATTATCATTGTCAATCACGGCAGTCGCGTCACTATAACCAGAACCTTTGTTGTAAACCACAACCTCTTGCAATCGTTTTTCAGGGTCCAAAGAGCCGAAAGCGGCTGCATTTTTGCCGTTTCCTGTAATCGTGATACCAACGCCAATCTCAAATCGGTCTTTGTTGCTTGGCGAACGATTTGTAGAAAACCCAGAGTCCAGTGTTAAAATATCTTGTGCATCACCGTTTGTCGCGGAGGCAGTAATTTTTCTAACAACACCAGCGGCATCTCCAGTCAAAAATCTAATATAATAACCAGCATAATAATTTTCGCCGCTGAGAAGATTAGGCTGCGTGATCATAACAGTGTTATTTCGTGAAAACTCAACCTCATTATTAATATTATTCGGCACACCTCTATCAAAAATTGAAGTCGCTGGATTTGACACAATACCAACACCATCAACGATGCCTGATGCAGAGTCTAAGTTTGCTTCATATTGCACCGCGTATTGTCTTTGTTTTTCGTCGTTGTATACGTTGTAAATACCATCATAGTATGGTAAAGAAACGACTGGAATAAACGATGAGTCTTTAAACTTGATATGTGTGCCGGGAATGGTATACATAAATTTCCACTTAAATCCATCAGGAAGTGTGATCGGGCTAGTATCCGTGCCGACTGGCTCATAGAAAGAACCAGTCAGCCCACCATCTCCAGAGCCATTATCAAGACACACATATACGTTGTCTTGATTTGTGACAACATAGAACGGAGCAGAAACACCACTCGCTTCGTTGAATGTTTCAGACATGTCATCGGATGTATCAAGCGGAGCCATCGTGATTCCTCTAGTCCAATTTACTCTAGGAATCATTAAGGATACGTCTGATGGAGCAACTCTTCTTGCAAAAGAAATGTTCCTGCGAGTTACGATGTCCCTTTCAACACTTCTATGTTCCAAGGGATCTAATGATCCGGGATCATAAACTTGACCAACACCGACATAAACTCTATTTTTACCAAACGCTTCAAAATCAGAGATAAAGTTTTTGGCAATTTGTGTTTTTAGTTGAGCATCAAAAGTATACTGTGCCATTTAAATCTCCGTTAATTTAAGTTTGATCCACCCAGAGTGTCGTTCGGGCTTTCAAGATAATTTAAAAATTCACCAATTCTTACATCATTAAAACTTACGTCAACTGCCTCCTCTGAGGACACCGCAGCCGTGCCTTTGACGCTCTTATCTTTATTTAGTCCAGTTGCTAAAAGACTTTCACCACCACTTGAACTTAAAACGGGGAATCTATTACCATCTCTATCAGTTTGGTTTGAAAATTGACCACTGATTACCTCAACATTTAGAGTCAATGCTTTTAATGTTTTTGGTTGTATGACCTCACTGGTCTTGACAGACTCTTGAAATTTTCCAGTTGGGTTTTCTTTGATAACAACCGAAGGTGTTTTATTAGTGCTTTTCAAAGCCAGTGATTGTCTTTCATCACCCGTCTTCACTGATCTGGTGGTGATCTCATCAACTTCAATAAAAACTTGACTTTCGGCAAAACTAAGCAATGATGAATCCGTATTTTCAATTGCCGTCAGACTTTGAATTGATTTTAAATCGGATGTAGAAAAACGTGATGCTACAGGGCTTTCCTCCCTTTCAGAAACAGTTTCAACCACCTCTACATCCGCTCCCAAATCCAAAGCAGACCTGTTTTTATTAAAATTAGAAATGATTTCCGCAACCGAGGTGTTCGTATAAAAACTTGTTTGAGAATCTCTTATTTCATCTATTGAGGTAATCACACCAATTGCCTCTGGCATGTTTGGAATGCTTTGTCTAATCACATCGTCCACAGCGAAACCGGGGATGATACCAGCAGAATTGTCTAAGTATAGTCTCACAGTCTTTTTAATAATTTTTGCCTGTCCTGAAAAATTTTTCGTGTATTTGTTTGTGACTGGATCAAGATTTTCAAACACTTTTTTTCTCGCGGGTAATTCTTGTGTAAATAAAGTTTTTGGATGTCGTGAAATTTGATAATATGGATCATTAGCACTATCCGACTCCCGATATCTAATTTGTGGTAGTTGAACTGCTCGATATCCCGGTCTTTCATCAGTACCGTCGAAAAAGACATCAGGATTAACACCAGCAAAGGTAATACCACCAATCGGTCCATAATCAAAAGTATCATTATTATACGGATCATGTTTTTCAGGATTTGCAAGACCATCAAAATTACCAACTGTTGCCGCAGTTATTCCGTTGAACCCGTCTGGGTAAAAATCAGCATACACATCAGTGCCGATATCAAACGTATCACCCCGGAAATCTGCTGTGGCTGCAAACGTATAAGGTAAAAAGTTACCAATAACAGGCTCAATAAAGTTAGTGTCCACAGAAATGACATCCTCAAATCTAACTCCACTGAAAAGACTTGAATTAGTAAATTCAGCAAGCATTACTGAGCCAGCAGGGTGAAAAATTCTTTTGACTAAATCAGCATACTCTTTGAGTTGTTTTTCTGCCTGAATGACATAAGAATATGATTGAAATTTAAAGTTGTCTTGTATAAAGGACTCTGATGACAACAGCGACCTTGAGGATGTAAAATTATTTCTATTTGTTGATGTTGCATTCTTTCCGTCTAGGGTAAGACCCGCACCAACGCCTGAGCCAGAAAAAATCTCAATCGTATAAGACTCACCCGGAAAAAACAATTTATTTTGCAGGGGGGTTGATGAAACACTTTGAATCTCACCGAGACTATTAACTGTTTTAACCTCTGATGTAAGAACAAGTTTATTGCTCGAATCTTTGACGGTAATATCGTCGCCAACGGCATAGTTTCTACCTTTATCTGTGATTGATAAATTACTCACAATAGAAAAAGTGCGTTCAATAAGTTTTCTATTTCTATCCGCTCTAAAAAATTCAACATATTGATTCGGTTTGAATTTACCACGAACCTCTTTCAAGAAAATTTTTGCATACTCAACACCATCGTCTAGGTGAAATGTGATATCATCAATCAAAGCCCTTGCAACTACATCGCTATCAAAATCATCTAATATTCTTTGTTCAATTTCACTTCCTTTGAAATCAGTAATACTGTCTTTTCCATTATAATGTGAAGTAAAAAGGACTGTGTTAGGTTGATAGTCTGAGTCAGAGATTTTAAAAAGTTTATCTTTGGGTGTGTCTACTGAAGCCTCTAAATTAAACAGAACTTTGAAGAGATAATTGATTGATAAACTATTACCCTTCTCTCCGTAAAAATCATTTGAATTTTTGACTGCAAGAGTATCGCTTACACCGGAGGCAAGATCGTCTGGAAAGTTTGAAAGATATGTTGATTTAAAATATTGGACAAAATCTTCAAGCGTTCTATCAATATCAGTATAAGTTCCGAGTCGCACAGCCTCCGCTCTTGGATTACCATGAATCTCCAAGTATTCAAAGTACGCTCTTAAAAACGCAATAAATTTTTGGTGATCATCTTGGACGTATTGTGGCATCAAGGTTGATAAAAGAGTTGAAAATCTTTCATCAACACTAATCGGACCCAGATCACCTAGAGGATCAGGAACGAATATTTGAAATGGTAAGAGAAGTGAACCACCGACTGGCATTAGTAACCACCTCCACTTGATGTGCTACTTGTTGAAGATGAAGTGCTGGTGCTTGTCGTTGTGGTTGTCGTGGTTGATGTCAGACTTGTTGTGCCAAGGAAGATTTCTCCTGCGGCGTTTGTTCTTTGATCGGGTCTATTATCAGAAATCAATTCAACCACTGCGTTGGTCGGATCTCTGGTATCCTCTAGTAGAATGAATGTTTCAGATGAGATAAGCCTACCACCATCGATTTTTGCAAAGATACTAATTGGTATCGTGGTATTGATCGTGGAAAGTGCGAATGAGTTGAAAGCGACAACACCAGTTTTGTAATCAACAGTGCCAAAATCCACGTTTGGCAGATAAGTTTTTTGACCGCCGATTAATTCAAAAAGTCTTAATTTACCAAAACCATCGTCATCAACGTAGACATTTTTTTCAATGCCATCCGCGTCAACAAATTTAAACTCGCTGGATGAAATGACAGGTGTGTATCCATCAAATTCATGTAAAATAGGATTTTTAAATCTAAACTCATAATTCGTTGCGGTGTCTACGATTGGGAAAAATCTATACTCAAGAGAGGGTGAAATTTCAATTGTTTCAAGTCCGCTCACACCATCAAGAAGTCTTTTTTCAAGTTTACTAAAAGAGATTGAAGAATTGAAACCTATTGTGTTGTCTTGAATAAATTGTGATACGATTGATTTGATCGTAGTTTCAAGGTACGCCTCATTCAAAACTGTTTTAGATGGATTGTAAACAGATGTGAGTTCATATCTAACGTAAAGTGGTGTGGGATCTTTAACTTCCGGTGTAATACTAACGCTGCAACGGCTTCTTAAAAAGTCTTGAATATTATTTTTCAAACTAGTTGGAACCAAGGTTGCGGTGTTTGGTTTTAAAACAACAAATACCTTTCCATATTCTGGCGGCGTGGCAAATTCACCACCATAAACTAAGGCTGCTTGAAAACCAGAGAAATTATTATTGATCAACGCCTCATAGTCTCCTGTTGTGACTGCCCTATTTTGAGCAGCGTATGATTTCGGTGCGTTGAATCTAATACTTGCGATAGATTCTCGATCAGACCCACCGGCAGCAGCACTGGTAACACTTACATCTAAATCTCTGTAAGTAAAAGAGGGTGTCTCTGCCGAATCATTTTGTCCCGCGTCATTTGCCTCTGCACCTTTTGTTTGAAGGTATGTGATCGTGACCACGTTTCCGGCTTCTAATTTTTTACCAATAATGCCATCACCAAAACCTACTGAATACGCACCATCATAGTCCTCTTCGACAAAATACACGTTGGAGTCCGAACCGATGGTGACGGCATTTGTTCCGATTGACCAAACATCAGAGATACCACTATTGTCACTTGGTGATCTAGTTACTACGACCTTAATAGTCTTAGTGTCAATCGCATCATCTTTGATTCTAAATGTTTGATATGGTTTTGAGTCTGGTGTTACAAAGGTAATTGTTTTAAGCGTGCCTTCTCTAATCTCAACACCTCTTACAATACCATCACTAGGAACACTGTACGGCTCTGTATTTACAAAGTTATAAGTCTTGTTTCCAATTTTTGTTGAAAAAACTTCGCCAACAGGAAGTGCGGGGGGAATGAAACCTTCTGAGCGATATGTTAAATCGACCGTGGCAACTGGAGATGTTTTTGATCTAGGTGTGTATCCTAACGATTTTGCATGAGATACGAGGGATGATCTCTTAACTGCCGTGTCCAAAAACAATTCATTTGCAGTAAGATTATTATAAATGCCTTGGTAGTGAGTCACATAAGAAAGAACATCAATCAGAACTGAAAGACCAGAACCCTCAAAATCATAATCCGTGAACTCTGAACGAGTTCTCAGATAAGATCTGATAGATTCTTTGATCTCAAAAAAGTCTAGTGACGTTAATTCTGACGGAAGTGCTGCCAT